AGGCAATCCAAAAATAACGTCTGACGCTAATGCGCGCGACCTTGTGCCAAGCACATGGAAATCTCTTGAGTCTGTGCAAAATGTACCGTTTGCAATTGGTGACGGGTTTACCGCTCGTTTCGGTGAACTTTCTGCGGCGGTATACAACGCAAAAGGTGAGGTTGTAGCATCCTATTCTTCTGGCGATACCTTGGTGGTTAATAAAAAATACCGTCGTCAAGGTATAGGGTCTGAGCTGGTCTATCAGTGGCGCATGCAAAATCCCAATAGCAAGACAGCCCAATCTCGCACAAAGAAATCGCAAGCACTACAGGAGAAGGTATGGGACAGAATTAGATCAGAGCGCGCCTTGCATGAAGCTCGCGCCTACCAGAACGAATCCACCGCGCCGGATAGTGGCGGCGCTATGTTCTCCCGCTCCATTGGCGACACCCTGACCGGTGCAGCCAACAGCGCCCGGGATGTGAACTTACCCGCAGGCTACAAGGTAGGCGACCTGTTCAATTCTGTTCCCGGTAAGCTGAACTGGTGGCACAAGACTTTGGGAACCCAGTACAACCTGGCCCAGCGATCGCCTGCATTCAAGCGGGTCTACGATGCGGTGCAGACGTTCATCAACGATGTGAGCTACTTCGCCACGGAGGCGGCTGATCTTGCGCCAAACATCCTGCCAAAGCTGGAAAGCTGGAAGGACATTACCAAGTCGCCATTGAGCGCAGCAGACACCAAAGCCTTGAGTACGCCAGTATTCGAGGGTACTTTGAACTGGTCGCGCGACGAGTCGGGCAAGCCGGTCAAGATGGCCGTGCTGGAGGAAGCAGCTGCAAAGCTGACGACCGAACAGAAGGCACAACGCCTGCTTCGCGGCGATCACCTCAGTCAGAACGTGCTGAAAATGTGGCAAGGACTGCCCATTGACCAGTTCGAAAGCCTGATTGAAGGGAAGTACGAGAGCGACATGCTCAAGGCCGGGATTGTGTTCACACCGGCAGAGTTGAAATCCCTGTTCAGCCTGAACGACAAGCAAGTAAGCCTGTACCAAGAGTTCCGCAAGGCGACCGACAAGAGCCTGACGAACCTTGCGATTGCCGACATGATTCGCTTCGGTGGCAAAGATGTAGACCCAATCCGAGAGCAGGTTCTGGAATCCAAGACGGTAGGCGAGGCCGCTGAAATGCTGCGTGACTATCTGTTGTCGGTTGCTGACGAAAACGGAGTCCTGATCGACACGGCAAACAAGATGATCGACAAGGGCGACAAGGCGCAAGACCTGATGGACCGGGGCTATGCTCCTTTGTCCCGGTTTGGCACCTACACCCTGGACGTGGTGGACGCCAACGGGGAACGGGCTTACTTCGGCATGTTCGAGAGTGCCGCAGAGGCTTCCAAGATGCGCCGGAAGATGGAAGGACTCTACCCTGGTTCTGCCATCACACAAGGAACCGTGTCCGAGGAAGCCTACAAAATGTTCGCCGGGGTTTCCCCTGAGACATTGGAACTGTTTGGCGACATGCTGGGCCTTGAGTCTCAGGGCGACGGTGCTGCATCGCAGGCATTCCAAGAGTATTTGAAGCTGGCAAAATCCAGCCGGTCGGCCATGAAGCGACTGATCCAGCGCAAGGGTATCGCAGGGTTCAGCGAGGATGCTGGCAGGGTGCTGGCCGGGTTTGTCTACTCCAATGCCCGTCAGACTGCATCGAGCCTGCACATGGGAGAAATGACCAATGCAGCGAACGACATTTCGCAGAATCAAGGCGAATTGAAAGACGCCGCCGTCAAGCTGGTGGATTACATCAAGAACCCACGCGAGGAAGCGCAAGCACTGCGCGGACTTCTTTTCGCACAGTACATCGGCGGTAGCGTGGCTTCGGCCATGGTCAACATGACCCAGCCATTTACGATGACTTTCCCATGGTTGTCACAGTACGGCGGGGTTTCCAGTGCCGCCAAGCAAATGACATCGGCAATGAAGGATGCCGGAAAGAAATTGACCGGAGATACCAAGCTGGACGCCGCACTGAAACGCGCAGAGGAAGACGGAACCGTATCGCCGCAAGAGGTTCACCAGTTGATGCAACAGTCCCAAGGCAAGGGCGCGTTGCAGTCAGGTGACGGAACCCGGGCCGGTGATGCCATTGCAAAGGCGAACAATGCTCGGTCCAAGGTCGGTCTTGCATGGGGAAAGCTGTTCGGTGTGGCCGAGCAGTTCAATCGCCGGGTGACGTTCATTGCAGCTTACCGCACAGCTATTGCGCAGGGTATCGCAAACCCTGATGCATTCGCACGCAAGGCCATTGCCGAAACGCAAGGTGTGTACAACAAGGGAAACAAGCCTGCATGGGCGCGTGGAGCGGTCGGCGCAACCCTTCTAACATTCAAACAGTACAGCATCGCCTACGTCGAAATGCTGTCCCGCATGGCAAAGAACGGCCCAGAAGGTAAGAAGGCCGCATTGCTGGCACTTGGAGTGTTGTTCTTGATGGCCGGTGCCGGTGGTATGCCTGGTGCCGACGATCTGGACGATGTGATTTCAGGTGCCATGCAGTCCATGGGGTACAACTTCGACAGCAAAATGAAGCGCAAAGAGTTCTTTGTGTCGATTCTGGGTGAAGGCGGTGCTCAGTTCATGGAGCGCGGTATCTCTGGCCTGCCTGGTGTGCCTATCGACGTGTCGGGCCGCTTGGGACTGGGTAACTTGTTGCCCGGTACGGGACTGTTCACCAAGAAGGCAGACCATACCCGCGACGTGGCCGAAATCGCCGGACCCATGGGCGACTTTGCAAAGCGCGGGTTTGAAGCTGCTGGCAAGCTGATCACAGGGGATGTTGGTGGCGCGGTCAATTCAGTGTTTCCAAAGGCATTGCAGAACCTGACACAAGCCTACGACATGGCGAACATGGGCATGTACCGTGACGCCAAGGGCATGAAGGTGCTGGATACGAACGGAGTTGATGCACTGGTCAAGGCAGTTGGATTCCAACCCAATGACGTGAAACGCGCCCAGGATGCCAACTTCGAGCAGACCCGCATGATTGGCCTGAACAAGATCAACGAGACTGACATTGCAAATCGCTGGGCAATGGGTATATTTGAGGATGACAAAGGTAAAATCCAAGAAGCACGGGATGACCTGGCCGAATGGAATAGGGCGAACCCGGAATCCCCCATTCGCATCAACTTCGCGCAAATCCGCACTCGCGTACAAAAGATGAAGCAGTCAAAATCAGAACGCATAGAAAAAACCGCACCGAAGGAAATTCGTGCTGCTGTGCGTCAGGAATTGGCGGCTGCGCGATGAACTGGGCTGGCCTGTCAGTCGTTGTCGGACTGGTGGGCCTTGCCTTTGTCACGATGCCCTATGGACTGGTGATCCTGGCAGGTCTTGCGTGGGTGTACTCCAAGAGCTAAAATTGACGCTGGTGTTTCATGATCGTCTGCATGAACAGCGTTCACTAGGTAGGCGGGTGGCAGAAGGCTAATTTGTCACGCGCCCCAAAAAAGACCTTTGATCGTAGCGAGCCGGGGCCACAGAGCCGGTCACCAAAAGTTTCAGCGGGATCGCTGGGCAAGCAGGGTAGAGCCTGACAAGCCATCCGGGGGAAGGGCGCCCGGATCCATTCACAAAAGCTCACCCTAACCCGGTTGGCTTTTTCATTCCCGCTAAGGTTTGGAAACCTGATTGCTGCTTTGCACAATCGGGTACATGAGCATTCTTACTCGCATTGTCAACACCCTTGAGTCGCTGGATATGTTCATGTTCATGCTGCTGTCCTTGGGTGGCGCATGGCCGGGTGAAACGATCAGTGGGGCCAGCTACCGGGCCGAGTGCAATGGAACATTCATGCGGGTGTTCCGTAAGCCTATCGATTTTCTGTTTGGCCTATTGGGACAAAAAGAACACTGCAAAAGCGCTTACTTTTACGCCGCCAGAAAAGGTAATCTTCCAGAGGACATGCGATGAGCCCGACTTACATCCTGGTCGCAGTTATCGTTCTTGTCGTCGTCAACTACGTCAACAAGCATTGGCGCAAGTGGTGGTACCGCAATGACATCAATGTGCCGGCGCCTGCTACCAAGCGCACCGACTTGCACTATGGCTACTTCGGGTGCTTGTTCGACCAAGTTGAAGAGACACGAGATCACGTCAACCTGCTGAATGAAGCCCAGTTTGAAGGACCAGAGCGGGCCGCGAGAAACATCGTGGATGCCGGGGTTGACTGCATGTTGTGCGTGACGCCTCAATTGCTACAGCGCATCAACGGCGCCCAGAACACGGTGCGTGCTGACGCGCAGGCTAGTCTGTTTGGGTTCTTCAAGTTCCTGTCCGATGCGGGCGCGTTGAAGTTCGTCAAGTTCCTGACCCCAGTGGACGAGCCGAACAACAACATGGAGTCCGTTGAAGAGCTTGCGAAGGCGGTCGCTGTCATTAAGTCGGTGGCCAAATTCTTCCCGGAATTGAACGATGTGAAGCTTTACGCGATTTATGCGGCTGACAAGGGTTTCATCGGTAAAGAAATGTTTGATATGGTCGGCTTTGACGACTACGACATGAAGAGTAATGTGCTAGTCGGCAAGGGGTACAAAGACCTCAAAGCGACACTCCGGCCGCACCAGAGAACCATTCTGATTCCAGGCGGCTGCTACGGGCAAGACCCGGCTCCGTTCGTTAATTTCGCCCACGCAAACCAAGAGGTTGCCGTGGTGCTCCCGTTCCTTTGGCTGGACGACCAGTGGGGGACAGTTGGGGTGCCGGGTATCCGGTCTGGGTCACTACGCAGTTCGTATGTGAACGCGGGCAAGGCGATTATTAACTAGGGGTGCATATGCCGGAAGACTACCAAACATTCTTCAATATCTCGGTCACGCTGATCGGCTTCCTTGGCGGCTGGGTTTTGAACTCATTGAAGTCAAGCATTGATGCGCTACACAAGGCAGATGCAGACCTGACTACTAAAGTGCAAGCTGTTGAGGTTCTCGTGGCTGGGTCATACGTCAAGCGTGACGACTTGGATAAGCTAAGCACAGCTCTGTTCGCCAAGCTCGACAAGATCGAGGGGAAGCTCGACGAAAAGGCTGACAAATGATCACCTTCGATACAGCCTTTGACCGCCTCATGTCACATGAGGGCGGGTACGTCAACGACCCGCGCGACCCGGGCGGTGAAACAAATTGGGGCATCAGCAAGCGCAGCTATCCGAACATGGACATCAAGGGCTTGTCGCGCGATCAGGCGAAGGAGATCTACAAGCGAGACTTCTGGAATCCTCTTGGAGATGCCCCGGGTGCCATCAAATTCCAAGTGTTCGACTTTGCCGTCAACTCCGGAATCCAGACAGCTATACGCAAACTGCAAGCAGCAATCGGTGTAGCTGATGATGGTCATTGGGGGGAGGCCGTCGCTCTGGATCTGCTCGCGCGAGACGCGGAACTGGTCAACGTCTGGCACGCCCATGGATCTGATGGCTTCTTCAACCATGCGTCCGGTGTCGTACTCCATCATCAAGCCAGCCTTGCCAACCGTCTGAAGGATCTGCATCCAAGTGTCTGGAGAGCGGGTAGGTTCCAGAGGCAGCGTGCCGTCCACGACCATGTACTCGACTTGGCCTTGCAGCATCGAGATGTCGTAGTCAACGTAGCCGTTGTTGTCCAAGCCGCGCAGGATGTCGTTCTGCTGATCCTGCGGCACCCGGATAGAGCCGGAGTAGTCCAGCGCATCCTGAATGTTGGCAACCATCATCCGCACCCCGGGCCGGATGCCAGTCGCGGAGATCACGCGCGATAGAACGCCAAGGCGCTGCGAGCCAAGCTGACTCAGGCGCTGGATCTCTGTCGCCGTCCGGACATCGGAAGTCGGCATACCCTGCTGGGCGTCAGATGCTGCGGCAACCCGCTGCTTCATGTCTGACAGGAACTGGATGTCGCGGTAGTGGCCAGAGGTCACGTCTGGGATCGTTGCGATGTGGACGCCTTCTCCGGGCTTCGTTCCGGGGAGAGTACGGACAACGCCCCATGGGTTCCGGTTGATCAGGTCGTGGATCGCTACCTTGGTCGGGTCAGCGAAGATCAGGTTGTTGAGAGCGGCCTGCACGTTGTCCACCCGGCTGCGGAGCATCCAAGTGCCAAGATCGTGCAGAGGCATCAGGATGTCGTACAAGCTCTGCTGGTGCGTCTTGTGCGAATCGAAGCCGAAGCCGGGGTTGGTTGCCGGGATCTGACGGCCATACGGGCTGAGCTGCGCTCGAATGACGAACCGCTCGTCCAAGATCGTGATGACCATCCAGACCTCGCCAAGCTGTGGCATCCCAAGCTCGTACCCGTTGAAACAGATCCAAGCCTCGTCAACAACGTGGCTACGGCCAACCTTGAACTGGTAGTTATAACTACCGTCCATTTGTGTGTTCGGGTCAATGTTCCACCCTTTCCCGCTGTCTTTATGCCACTGGTGGCTGTCCCATCCGCTGACAACTGCTGAGTTGTCCAGCATCCGTGGGTACTTCTGGAGCTTCGGGTACATCCCTGAGCGCCGGAGAGTTGACCCTGATGCGTGGTCGGAGAAGACCATGAACTGCATCTTCTCCACGTCTCCTGCCGGAGCGCGTGGGTCTGGGAATGTCTTCCTCGGGTCGGAATTTATGATTGTGTTGGTGTTCTGCTTGTTGTTCCAGATCCACTTGGTCGGCGCTGTGCCATATCGGAGTAGGTCAAGGAACTGCTGGGCCAATCTGGCTTCCCCGGCCCCGGCTCTCATCTGCTGGTGGAGCACGCGCTCAAGCAGGACGGAGGGCTTGCGGCTGTCACGGTTGACGCCTTCAAGCTGGAACATGGGGTTGCGGCCAGTGATCGCGGCCATGAAATAGGTGAGCACCGTATCAGAGATCGCCCGGGTGTCGGAGATGACGACCTTGTTCCGAAAGCTGGTTGAGTCTGCCGGGACGTACAAGTCGTGCGCCCGGTCAGCCTCAAGCCAAGAGTCGTAGCGCTGGGAGATCGAGTCGTAGGACATCTTGGAGATGATCCTGACGTACTCAACCATGCGCTTCTCTTGCTCTTGTGTCAGGTCTTCTGAGATGTCGTTGTAGCCCATCAGTTTGTCAACTAATGGGGCGAGGTCGGCTACTACCGCGTCTTCGGACGTGGTCGAGCGATAGTCAAACCATGCGGTATTCATGGCGCTGTTTGTACCAGAAAAGGTTGCTAGGGTAAGCAACTGATGCTACTATTATGGGACGCTTTGAAAGGCGTATTGAGGTCAAGATCTTTCCAATAGGCAGATTCCTTGACCGTGCTTAACCAGCAGACCTCCGGAACTTTCAACTTGGAGTCTGCCTTTTGGAGAGATCTATGATTCTTGATTCGCCAGAGCAAGGGCGCCAATCGGCGCCAATTTGCGCTAACGCCAACGTGGCTGAGGTTGAGGTAGCCCTTTGGCCGAAGCGCTTCCCCGTGCCATGGCTACATCAGCAGAAGGCTACGCTGGGAGACCGGGAGTTCGAGGCTTTGTACCAGCAGAACCCGTACATCCTCGGAGGGAACATCGTCAAGGAGGGCTGGTTCAAGAAGTACAAGGAGCTGCCAGAGTTCCACGCCTTGGCCATAGGGGTTGATACAGCCTTCAAGAAGGGCCAGACGAACGACTACTCCGTGTTCACGACTGCCGGTATTACGGAGATGGGCGACATCTACATCCTCAGCGTAGTGCGGGAGAAGCTGGAGTTTCC